GACACAGGGCCTTCCAGAATCCTTTCAATCGGTGGGCCTGATTCGCGTAGAGAACAATGTGTGGCCACTCTATGGCCGACGCACTGCGTCAGGAAGCGGTGATCGCTGGAATTATTATACGCGAACCGACTCCTTCAATCCTGTCCCCATTCCGATTCGCTTCCAGAAACGTGACTGTATGGATGATGTCGGCTGTCAGGAGATTTTGTCAGGTGATGACGTGAAGATTGAGGTTCTAAACAAGGAGGGAAAGACCAAAATGTATCGCTTTGATGGACCCAAATATATTCCTGGACTACTATAGAATCTTAGTATGAAATACAATGGTCCCTTTGTTACATTAGTACTTGTTATCATTGTTGCAGTGTATGTCTATTATCAAATGAACCCACAGAAAGCATCGGTCTTGCGAATCAGTGTGGCAGAAGCCAAGTCGCGACGTTTTGGACTGATTGTGGATGTGCGCACACCGAGACAACGCGATTTGCTAGGATACTATCCAAATTCTATTCCTATTTCACAGGACCGCTTGAAGGAGGAAGTACCCCTTGATATCTCCAGTAAAAAAACATGGATTCTGGTCTATGGAAGCGGTCCAGGCGATGACACCGCTCGCCTTGCAGCAGAAACATTGTATCGGATGGGATATAGGAACACACGGTACATTACCGAGTCTTATTTGAGTCTCATGCCTGGGAGCCAATAACATATACGTTCATGACATCGCAAATAATTAAATATATTTTTTCTAGGTAAGGGCAAGGATATGTTCTGTCCATTAGATGTAACGACTGGATTGGTTCAATTGGTAGGTCCCATTTCTACGATGGATCTGAAGAATATCACCGTCAACACCTACCCCCTCACTATCTCCTTTGCACCGCGCACCACCATTCCTACCCTGATAGGAAACAGAATGGATGAATCTACGGAGAATACCTGCACCTACAAGGGGAAACGGTACAACTTGGTAGATGTCCAAATCTGTTCCGTGGCACACAAGGGGTTTCTATTACCAGGTGACAGCAAACCACCCGTTGCAGAACTCATCATGACGTTTGTCCCCAATTCACAGCCTGATGATCTACAGTCACTTTCTGGTATTTTACTGTGCGTACCGATTTATGATTCAGGTACACCCGATCATGCCGAGTATCTGACCCAGCTGATTGAGCAAACAATCCCCTCGTGCAAGTACACGAACATTGTGGGGTCGGAATACGTGGGAGCCGATTATCAACAAATTCCCAATTCCAACCTGTCATCGTGCGTCAAGGCGTGCTGTGGAGACACCAATTGTTTGGCCTATTCCTTCCAATCAGGAACGTGTTCCCTAAAGAATGCGATTCCTGAACTCAAAAACACGGGCGACCGAACACAGGTCACGGGTACGGTAGACCATCGCACACCAAACAAGGGTGCAACACCAAGTACCTGTGCTGCTCCTATCTCCAAGGGGCCTGCATCAGGAGACAAGAAAGAAAACAAATCCAATGCAGCAACACTAGAGTCCTTCTTCTATGCATGGAGCGGAGACACCACTCAAACGTCTCTTGCTTACAAGACCTGTTTTGAGACGATGGATAAGGAGAATCAGCCAAACTCCAAAAGCCTGTATGTCGTGGTCTTCCCTAATGGCGCTCATCTCACGCAGGCGGGTTATCAGCAATTACTATTGCAACTTAATGGAACACTATTACCTTACACGGTGCCTCCGGCCATTCGTGGGGGTGATGCGACGTTACAGGCATTTTCATTTGACGAAGAGGGCAGAAAGGTGGCTACCGAGGTGTCCAAGGATGGTGTTATGTACGCCACGCGACTTTCCAGTTGTACCGATGATTTCAAGCATCGGTTTGAATACTTTACACGTCCTCCCCTTCTTCCTAGCTCTGCAAAGAACGGTGGTCCAGCTGGATTTAATACCGAACAGTGTCCCTATTACAAAACATCGCAGTATAAATGCGTCCCGTTCAACCAGCTTACCGACCTGTCAGGTGAGTACGTCATTCCAGGAATTAAAACCCTAGAGACCATTCGCTATGAGCAAAATCAGCAAAACCAGCAAAAAGAACAGGGTGCAGGTGCAGGAGGGGAGGATGCCAAAAAGGGTGGATCCACTACGGAGGATATGGAAACCCTCTTTGCCATGGGAATCGGTGGTATACTCGCTGTCATGGTCGTATTCCGAGTTGCCACGTGGGCAGCCAATCACACGAAATAAGAGCAATAATTAGGAATATGTTGGAGCGAACCATTCTTCTTACATTATTGTTGGTATTGTTCCTTGCAGTGTATTTAGTGATGACACGCAAGGTACTATATAATGACGTGATACAAACAGACGAGGAGGGTTTTGAGTCATACTACTTATCAGCGTGTCCATCGGGTTACCAGCACAGTTACACCGCAAATGGAGACGTGCTTTGCTGTGACGGTCAAATTATGGCAAACAAGTGCCTAGGAGACAAGCAGTGTATTCTAAATGGAAAGGGGACGGATACGCTGCCCAATTGCATAGACCTCCTCAAACAAGAGTATCTGGAAAAATCCGCGACATGGTGTCCCGCCTCGCTACCTCAGTACTTTGAAGACCGTGAGAAGAAGACGAAAGGATGTACGAGTGGACCACTCAATAGTACGATGAATGCACCGAAGACGACTACCCAGCCACAGTGCCATGTGTATGATGACTTCCAAGCGAATCGTATGTCCAAAGACAGTTGCTACAATGTCAAATTACTAGATAATACACCCTGTTTCGGTCAACATTGTACGAAGGAATTGATTCAACCCATTCCAGGTGTGCCTCCTCTGCTGGTGATTGGTTTCACCGATAGCATGGGCATGCATCGCATGGCGTATACACGCGAGTCCTTAACAAACTTCCTTGACGTAGTCAATCCGAAGTGGAGGGATCAGGGGATAGATCTAGACAAAAGCATCAATGTTGCCGAAGTGGCAAAAGCGTTCTACGTAGACAAGACGTTGAATCAGAACCAAGTCCAGTTCTAACAGGCAATGTCAGAATTATGAAAAGTCCTTATTATTGTCATCATTGGAAATGAGATAGATAAGAAGGAAATTAGGCGTTTACATTATCAATGGTATGGACGCCGTGAATGTGGCCAAATCCAAGTTCTTCAAATAAGTTGTTGGCTCCCGTCCCTTCTTCAGGTCCATCCTTATGAAGTGGATACACGGTTGCCAATACCGCCTTTTCGTTGATGGTGGGCGCCACAGGTTCAAAGTTAGTGATGTCTATGCACTCGTCTATGACTTTGGGCATGTACACCGACTCTTCGTTCTCTGGTTTGTCAAAGGTATTGACGGGCACCGTTTCCTGCGGACGACTTGCTTCCTCCACGGTTGCAAGCCGTGGTGTATTGTCCATCAAGTCCACCTTCTGAAGTGCAACCGCGACCTTGCGACGATTACGTTCCAGGTACAGACTTGCAATGGCGAGGAATCCAAAGATGCCCGCCGTGGGCCCCATGGTAATTAGGAAAAGCAGACCAAGAACAACAAGAAGACGAACAGCGACATTGTCCAATAGTAATAAGAAACCGGTGGGTAGGAAGGACGAGAATAGAATGAGTAGGGATAGGACAATAAAGTAGGTTAATTCCGTCTGGAACATTTCTCTGTAATATTCTGCTTTTTAAAGTCGCAGACTTAAGCAACTCTCGCGATGATAGAACAGCAACCGCACACGACCGCCTCATCATGGCCGCTACACAGGGTACTATTCAGGACAAAGCACGTGTTCTTACATCCAAAGGATATGCTATCAAGAAGTCAGCCCTGACGGAGATTCAGACCCAGGGTCTACGTTCGGAGTTAACCATGCAGGCTAAAACATTGGACAAGTTTCAGAAGTGCGTACCTGCCTTCCCCATTTATTACGAGTCCAAGACACGTTTCTATGTACCGCGGCACTGGGGAATTCAGAAGTTTGGTGAACCGGAAGCGGATATTGTATCAGAAGGACTGCCATTGCCTGCGAATGTAATGTGTAAGGAGAGTTCCAAGCCGCATGATTTTCAAAAAGATATTATTAATACGTTCATTGAAGGGGGTGGAAATGGTTTGATTTGTGTTCCATGCGGTTATGGTAAATCATATATGGCATTAAATATCGCATTGCGGCTACAAAAAAGATTTTTGGTCATTGTTGATAAAGAGTTCTTGATGAATCAATGGAAGTCCGAGATTTCTAACTTTATTGATGGGGCAAGGGTTGGTGTTCTTCAGGCGAATAAGGCGCAAGTAGATGCAGACAAATATGATATCACCATTTGTATGATTCAAACCATTTGTCGTCGTGAATTTCCAGATGGATTCTTTGACCAATATGGCTTCGCTGTATTTGACGAATGTCATCACCTAGGAGCATCTTATTTTTGCGAAGCGCTTAAGAAGATACAAACTAAATGCATGCTGGGCCTTTCTGCGACACCTGACCGAGAAGACGGGCTATCGTGTGTATTTGAACATTTTTTAGGAGAGGCTGTCTATAAACTAACAATACGTGCTCCAGATAAAGAGGCCGTGGTAAAGGCAATTTGGTTTCATTCGGATGACCCCGTATATAGCGAGGTTCCAGTGAATTGGAGGGGAGAAGTTGTTACTGCGAAACTGCTGAATCAAGTGGCTGAATTTGAGGCACGAAATCAGAAAATTATGAAAGTGATAGATGAATATGCACAAGACTCCAATCGTAATATCCTAATTCTAAGTGACCGCATTTCTCAACTGGAATGGTTTGAAAAGGCACTGAATGAATGGTCAACGAAATACAAACACGGATATTACATTGGGGGGATGAACCAAAAGGTGCTCGACGAGAATGCGGAGAAGTGCCAGATTTTGCTAGCAACATACCAGATGTGTTCGGAAGGGTTCTCAGTGAAGAAACTTAATACAGTTATTCTTGCAACGCCACGAAAGAACGTGGAGCAATCTACTGGACGAATTTTTAGACAACGAATGGACGAACGCAAAGTAGCGCCTCACATTATAGACATTATTGATTCCCATGCTATGCTTACTAATCGCTGGTACATTCGCAATCGTTTCTATAAAAAATGTGAATATACAATTCAACATATTGACAAACCGAAAAAAGTAGTGAAGGATAAGGAAGAAGAGGAAAATAATAACGAGACATTCTTATTTAAGTTCTAAATGAGTTCTTAAAAAAATTGATATTAA